CAGGTCGTAGTTCAGCAGTTGGAAGTGGCACTCCTATTGATAATAAACCTGCATATCACGCTCTTTGTTATATAATGAAAACTTAATTATGTATGATGAAAATTTGAATGTGCCAGAGGTCTTTTTAAATCAAGACTTTATTGGTGTATGGGATAATGTAATTCAAAAAGATTTTTGTAAATTTATTATTGACTCAATTGACACGTCAACACAAATAGTTAATCGAGACAATAATTATGTACAAGATAAACAGATAAATTTAGAAGCATTTAATCCACACGCAGCAAAACATATATTAGATGCTGTAAGATTATGTTTGGAACAATATGTTGATTGGTTTCCATTTTTAAAAGAATGGAATTTTCATAGTAGCGGGTGTTTATTACAAAAAACTATCCCAACTCATGGTTATCATAACTTTCATTCAGAGAGTGGTGAACTAACAAATGCATCTAGAACTTTGGTTTGGTCTGTTTACTTTAATGATGTAGAGCAGGGCGAAACAGAGTTCTTGTATCAGAAGCAAAGAATAAAACCAGTAGAGGGAAGAGTTGTTATTTTTCCTGGCTCATTTACTCATTTACATAGGGGTAATCCACCTTTAAATACAAAATATATTGCAACAGGTTGGTTGGCAACAAATACGATTGGTGCAATGAACTGTATCATGTAGTTGACATAAATTTGTGTTAGTATTAAAATATAAATATTATGGTTTATACGATAAAAAATGGAAAAGGAGAAGACTCCTGTAGAAAGACTGCATGATGATATCCGTCGTGCAATTGAAAAAATAGAAGATGATGTGGATGATATTGTGCGTATACATTGCCACGAGAATGATGATGCAGGCTAAATAGTTTACCTGCTTACAATCTGTGTACAAACTCACCACTAAATTTTGTTGGTATGACGACAGTAAAATGATCGTCAAAATGTTTTTTATCAACGGAGTTCCGTTTACTTTTGATGAATTACCTTTTGGACATACATGGGATGAGGATCTCTGCCAAGTAGCAGATGAAAATCCTTGTTATGATCCTGAGTACATGTACAAAGCATATGGGTATTTGATGTTAGAAGAATTACACCCACTATATTTTCCAGTAGAATTAGAAAATCCAGAACTTCTTCCTGATGATTTGGAATATCTGTACGAACAGGAAGAATCTGCCTAACTAAATAGATCATAGGAATATTTTGTCAAAAATAAAGCGATGCCTCTTAATAAACTAGAGAATTTTATAAAGAATACAGAAGGTCGTATTCTTTATGTGAACCCAAATGATATTGACTCGACTGATGCGATCACGAATCAGGGTAATTCACTAGCGCAACCATTTAAAACAATACAGAGAGCTCTACTAGAGTCTGCTAGGTTTTCATATGTGCGAGGAAAAAATAATGATTTAATAGAAAGAACAACTATATTAATATATCCAGGTGAGCATGAAATTGATAATAGACCAGGTTTTGGTATAAAAGTTAATCCATCTAATGCAGATAATGCTTTAGCAGTTTCACCATCTGGTGCTGAATCTGATGCTTCATCAACTCTTACATTAAACCTAACATCAAATTTTGATTTAGATCAGGAAGATAATATTTTATACAAATTTAATAGTATTAACGGTGGTGTGATTGTACCTCGTGGTACATCAATCGTTGGACTAGATTTAAGAAAGACTAAGATAAAACCAAAGTATGTTCCAAACCCAACTGATTTATCAGCACCTGCGACTGCATTATTCAGAGTAACTGGTACTTGTTATTTTTGGCAATTTTCTATTTTTGATGCTGATGAGAGTAAAACAGTATATACAGATCCAGTAGATTTTTCTGCTAATAATCAATCAATTCCAACATTTTCACACCATAAACTTACTTGTTTTGAATATGCTGACGGTGTTAATAAAATTGATAGGTTTAATCTTACTGATTTAGAAGTTTACTATAGTAAATTGTCAAATGCATTTAATATTGCATCTACAAGAGATATTGATCAGAAATTCCCTGAATCAACAGATGGTTTTGCTCCTCAAAGACCTGAGTTTGAAATAGTTGGTGCTTTTGCATCAGATCCAATAGTTATTTCAAATTTGTTTTCTGGAAGTGGTAATACCGCAGGTAATGTAGTCACAGTTACAACTGCAACACCACATGGTTTGAGTAGTGGTACACCGATAAAAATTAATGGTATATCATCACCTGAGTATAATATTTCAACGAAGGTAGCAAGTATTTTAGCAGAAGATCAATTCACCTATCTGTTACCATCAGTACCTACAACCCTAGTTGCAACACCAGCTCCAACTACAAATCAAACTCTTACAATTGAGACTGATACTGTGACTGGTGCATCACCATATATCTTTAACGTATCATTGCGTTCAGTATTTGGTATGAACGGTGTACTTGCTGACGGTGCAAAAGCAACTGGATTTAAGAGTATCGTTGTCGCACAGTTTACGGGTGTATCACTACAAAAGGATGACAGAGCATTTGTTAAGTATAATTCATCATCAAGAAAGTTTGAGAGTATTACAATTAACTTAGCTAAAGGTGCTCAACTTCCAAAAGAATCTTCATCACTAGATGTTAACAAAGTATATCATTTAGATTCTGATGCAGTCTACAGGACTGGTTGGAAAACTGCACATATCGCTATGAAAAATGATGCGATCATGCAGATTGTGTCAGTGTTTGCGATTGGATTTAATCGTCATTTTTCTGCTGAGTCTGGTAGTGACGCATCAGTCACAAACTCCAACTCTAACTTTGGTCAAATATCACTTACATCTGATGGTTTTAAAAATAAAGCATTTAGTAAAGATGATACCGCATTCATTAGTAATATTATTACACCAAAAGCAATTACAGGTGAACCAGTAAATGTTGATTGGCAAGCATTTGATGTTGGTCTTACTACATCAGTTGGTATTTCAAGTCATCTATATCTATTTGGATTTAATGATGTTGACGATAAACCACCTGTAGTAATTCAAGGTTATCGTGTCGGTGCAAAAGAAACAGATGTTATATCACTGAATACTGGTACAATTAAAACTGCATCAATAGTTATGACTGACAGCACCGTGAGTACGGGTGCATCAGTGGTCACAGGATCAAGTGTAAGTAAAAAGGTATTCAGAGTTGAATCAGGACCATCATTTGTAAGTAATAATGCAACATTATCAAATGTATTCACAATAGGAACACATACAATTCAAACTGGTGAAAAGGTAAGATTATTCAGTGACGATGGTGATTTGCCAGAAAATATTGAACCAAATACAGTATACTTTGCAATAAAAATATCAGATACAGAAATTAAATTAGCATCTTCTCAAACTAATGCACAGAATAATGTCCCAATTACTGTATTTAAAGGCACTAAATTATTCGTAGAGAGTCGAGTATCAGATAAAATATCAGGTGATATTGGATCACCAATTCAATATGATAGTATTAATAAAAATTGGTTCTTACATTCACATACAACCAATGATATTTTCTCAGAGTTTAATACTAAAGGTGTCAATCAACTAGGTGCAAAGAGTAACGTATCATTTATCTCCAGAACTGTTGATCCACGTTCTTTAGATGAAAGATTATACACTGTTCGTGTTGTAGTTCCAAAAGAAGCGGCAAACGCAAAAGACCCTAATGATGGATTTGTTTTACAGGAATCAAGTAGCACAGGTGTAAGAGCAAACACTGATTTTTCAGACACTACTATAGATGCGAGTGACGTATTCTTTAATCGCAATCCAAGATTTATTAGCACATGCTCTGCTTCAGGATCTACAATTTCGGTTAGAACCGAGTTACCTCATAACTTAAATGTCAGTGATAAGATCAATATTTTAAATGTAAAAAGCACTGCGAATACAACAGGTGTTGGTAATTCTGCATTTAATGGCACATTTACTGTTACATCTGTAGTCAATGATAAAGAGTTTACACATTCAACCACTGATGTTGATGGTAAAACACACACTGCAGGTGATTTTACAAGTGACACAACAACTAGAACAACCGATTTACCTAGATTCCAAAGAAATGATTTATTATCTAATTTCTACATATATCGAAGTGAAGTTATAAGTGAATATATTAAAGATGTTCAAGACGGTATCTATCATTTATATGTCTTGAAAGCAGACAATACCATTGCTGAAGAATTTACTGACCAAAAATATAGTCAAAATGTTACTGATTTATATCCACAACAAGATAAAGATAATGAGAATGATAATCCACCATCTGCTGTCTCATTTGCAAAAAGACAACCAATTGGTGATGTAGTAACAAACAGTTTAAAAAATAGCATTACTAGAGAATCAACTGATAAATTATTACAAGATTTCGGTAAAGGATTAAAGATAACTGGGTTTGATTCAACTACAGGTGTCACAACTATTACTTTTGATAGAGAGCATGGACTTAGTGGTATTGTTACTTACAGTGATTTCACAGGTGGTGTCGGATATACAAACGGTACTTATGAAAATATAAAACTATTCAATGAGGGTACAACCACATGGGATGGAGCGACTGCTAAAGTTATTGTATCAGGTGGAACAATAACAAACTTTGATGTCATTGATGGTGGTTCTGGATATGGTGCAGAAAAGTTAGAATTTGATCCGACATTCATTGGTAATCCTAGCATTGGTGCTGCTGCGACATTCACATCAGTTGGTTTATCAACGAATATTGGTGATATACTTCAAGTTACAGGTGTTGGTACAATAACAGATGGTTACTACAGAATAGCATCTGTACCATCAACAAAGACTGTTTCAGTCGCAACCACAACAGGTGATCCCTCATTCTTAGCAGGTCAATATGCACTGAATTTAGGTCCTGCTGTTGCAATCACATCTGATGATTTTGAATCAGTGAGTGGTATATCTACATTTACATGTGGTTCAGCTCATGGATTAGTTATCGGAAGTCCATTTAGAATAATTGACAGTTCAAACAACAAACTCGGTGACTTTACAGTTAAAGAGAGAGTTGGTGTCAATACTTTCTCTGCAAAAACAGATGTAAATTTAAGTGGTGCATTTGTTCTACGTCATGGCATGAGTGCTGCTGATGCAACTTCTGATGAGGGAGATGAAAATCTTGGCACTAGAGGTTTATCATTCTATGATAATGAAACTCTAACTTTGAAGGCAAACTTGACTAGTGGAACATCAGTTCAAGTTGAAGTACCAAATGCAGGTATCGGTACAGTAATTAGGTTCCCACTAGGTACATACATTCAAATAGATGGTGAGATAATGAGAGTCACCACTTCTGAATTGTCAGGTACTGGACTCAATGAAATTGGTGTTGTTCGTGGTGCTTTAGGTAGTAGAAAATCGGATCATGAATCTGGATCACTGATCCGAAAAATTAAACCAATACCAATCGAGTTTAGAAGACCATCTATTATCCGTGCTTCAGGTCATACATTTGAATATATTGGTTATGGTCCTGGTAACTATTCAACTGGTTTACCACAGGTTCAAACAAAAACGTTATCTGAAAGAGAAGAGTTCTTAGTTCAATCACAAGAAAGATCTTGTGGACAAGTTGTTTACACTGGTATGAACAACGAAGGTGACTTCTTCATTGGTAATAAGAGAGTTAGTTCTGCAACTGGTCAAGAGAAAACATTTGATGCTCCAGTTCCAACAGTCACAGGTGAAGACCCATCAAGATTGAGTGTTGTGTTTGATGAAGTCGTTATCAAAGAAAGACTTAAAGTAGAGGGTGGAACATCGAGAACTATTTTATCTCAGTTTGATGGTCCTGTTGCGTTCAGTCAAGACGTAAGATTTGATGCTGTTACATCATTCTCAAAAACTATCAACCTTACTGATAGCACTCAGTCAACATCAACAACTACAGGTTCTCTGATAGTATCAGGTGGTGTTGGCATTGCAAAGAGTGTATTTATTGGTGGTAATTTAACTGTATCTGGTACATTTAATGGTGGTGCTGTTGAGTTTGGCAATATAAAAATCGCACAAACAACTGCAAATACAATTGATACATTATCTGGAAATCTTGTACTAGATTCTACAGGTGGTTTAGTTGATATTAATGACAATGTTGATATTAGTGGAACTTTAGATGTTGATGGTAATGTAGTGTTTGGAGCTGCTTCACTTAATACTACCACTGTATCTGGAACTCTCGAAGTTCAGTCAACTGTAAACTCAACCAGTAAAACAACTGGTGGTGCAACATTCGCTGGTGGTGTTGGAATAAATAATGATCTTCATGTTGGTGGGGACATCACTGCATTCTCATCATCAGATATTAACCTCAAAGAAAATATAAATGTTATTCCAAATGCTTTAGATAAAGTGAAATCAATCACTGGTAACACATTTCAATGGAAAGGTGCATCAGATAATAATATGCAACCTACGATAGCAAATGCTGGTGATCTTGATACTGGTGT